AAAACTTAAATCATTATAAAAAAACCCCCTATTTGTGAGGAATCCATTATAAAATACTGTGTAAGATTCAACACAATACAATGTCAGGAGATTTTTGGAGTCACAACGACCAACAACCGCCTTGCGAGGCATCAAAAGCAATGGATGAGATTAAAGAATCTCGGTGGTATAATACAAGTTATATTATTGAACTAGAAAGTTTGATGGTCAATCAAAGGTACAGGACTGGTAGCCCCATGCAAGAGTAGGGGGTCATATATTATTCGATCTTTGATTCCCAGGAAACCGCAAAAAAAACTCGGCATATTTTTTGGTTAAAAGGGTTTTTAGTAACCTGAAGAAGATGAAGAACTACTACTGCTGCTACTGCTGGTACTTGTTGTACTTGTGGTAGCAGTTGTTGTAGTTGGGGTAGTAGTATTACTTACAGTAGATGTAAATGCTACTGATGATGTTGTAGATGTTGTTTCTTCTCCAACCTTTATTATTGAACTACCTGGTCCATTATCATAAGAAGTTACAGTTCCTAGTTCTACTTGATTACTTACACTAGCACTAATATAACCTCTAGTGTCTATGAATCTTTGTGCTACGCTTAATTCTGTCTTTTTATTATTCTGATCATCTAATTCTGCATGTGGTTCATATGCAACCAAATTGGAAAATTCGTCAGTAATCATATTTGTCAATTGTCCTGTAGGAATTCTTATAAGTCTCTTCATATCGTTTAGATATGACTCATGCTCATAATTACTTACTGGATATATTGAGTCCTCTGTTGTCTTAGTTGTTCCGTCTGGTAATACTGCTCTAAATGTGGAATTGACCTCTATACCCCTTTTAATGAAAACTATATCATTGTACAGTATTTCTTTAGTTTCGTAATGATGGATTTGATCGGAATCTGTGTATTTCTCCTCGCAGTAGTTTTGAAGGTCATATTCGGATTTTGGCCATTGTTCGTATACGTCTGTAATGTTGTTTACAAGAAGTATTACCCAATCAAGTCCAGAACTGCCAAGTACTGCTAATGCAAGATCTGAAGGTTTAATCCCATCTGGGATAGATGAGGTTTCAAACAGAGTTGTGTATTTTTCAAGATCATCTCTGATTTTGCATCTTCTGAAGATATTCTTAACAAGGCGATATTTGAAACTTTCATCATCTGTAAGACCTTCTCCAATATAGGTATTTGGTAATTGTGAAAAATATGCCATATCTAGTAACCTTGTTGAATATCTTCGGTTGTGAGTAGTTTAGTCTCTGTAAATTGTACGTTTAATACCAATGCTGGTACATTTAGTAGTGAATTACCACCTGCTCTTTTTAAAGCATTATATTGGTTATCGGGAGTATAGTTTACTGTAACGTTTGTGCATACTGAAGGATGAATTTTAAAATGTAGGTTAGCATCTAAATCACCACCACTTGTCACTAGAGCTCCTTGAGAGTCAAAACGACAGAATTGTATATCAAATTTTCTTGGAACTTGGAAATATCTCTGACTTTCAGCAGTTGTCATTAATTGTTTCTTTCCTGTCCAAGGATCATCATCGCTGTTATCCCATCCAAATAGATCTTTCAATGCTTTGATTGTTTCATCAAATGGTTCGTATTTTGCTCCTTTTTTACCAATTTGGGATTTCTTTTTTCGTACTTTTCTTGCTAATTTACCAGATTCAAATGTTGGGTGAGAACCCATTTTAAACCATTGACAAATTGACCATATATTCTCTGCTTCTGTAGGGTTTCTAGCAAGCATTTTAAAACTGAAATTATGATTACGGAAACTCATGTTATTGAAGACCTGTTCCGTATAGGGGTTAAATATTCTCCCCTTTGTCATTTGCTCTAAACTGTTAATATCAACACTACCTTGTAATCCTAAAAATCCACTAATACTGTTTGCTGCTTGTACCATTGCACTTGCACCAAATTCAGGATTTGCTGCTTTTGCAGCCATTTGGATTGTTTCTGCTAATTTATCAAAATTTATTTCACCTTCTACATTTGCTGCTGCGTTAGCAAGAGCAATACCACCAACTCCGAGATCTACTGTTCTATAGTTTGATTGATATGTTGTTGATAATGCTGGTGGCATATTGATGTATACCGTATCATTATCATATACCTTATCTGCTTCAACTGCACCTATATTTCCACCATAAAATGCTTCATTACTGTCTTTGAATGACATTTGGAAGCTTTTAAACCTAACCCAGTCAATTGCGTAGGTAGCACCATCAGCATCTCTATGACGATCACCATGAGATACAGGAGCTCGGTATGGGTATCTAAAAATTGACAACTTAACTACCTAAATATTAACGTGACCTGTATTTATTTATGCGTTATAAGCGAGGAAAGTACTTTCCTAAAAAACCTAATAAGTATAAAGGTGATTATCGTAATATAGTCTATAGGTCAGGGTGGGAACTTAAGTTCATGAAATTCTGTGATTATAATTCTTCTATTACTGAATGGGGTAGTGAAGAAATTATTATTCCTTATATTTCACCTGTTGATGGTAAACGTCATAGATACTTTCCAGATTTCTATGTTAAATCTAAGGGTAAAAAGTATATAGTAGAGGTTAAACCATTAAGACAGACTAAAGAACCAAAAACGCAGAAAAAGGTTACTAAAAAGTATATTAATGAAGTTGTCACTTGGAGTGTCAACAATGCAAAGTGGAAAGCAGCAACCGAGTTTTGCAAAGATTATAATATGGAGTTTATGATCATTACAGAAAAGGAGCTTAGAGTATAATGCCTTGGCGTTCAGACATACCACATAAACAGCAAGCTAGATCTGGGTATCCAAGTTTGCAAGAGATGATGGCATTTTCCTTAAAGGATAAGGACTATTCTCCAGCTTCGACTAATTTATTCACAATACACATTGTAACACCAGCGTTAATGAAAAACTGGCAAGCAAGAGATGGGATTGGTGGTCATATAATATCAGATACTATTGGATATACAGATTCAACATTTATGCCTGATGCAGGTGGTAAAGGTGGACTATTAGGTAAATGTTTAAATTTTTATTGTCAAACTATCAGTATACCAAGTAAACAGGTTACAACTGGTTCACTTGTTAATATAGGTACTGCAACTAAGTATGCTACAGGATCTGCTTTCAGTCAAATTTCTGCAACCTTTATTGCACCTAAATCTCAACATAGTAGAAATTTCTTTGAAAGATGGATACAATTGATGGCTCCTGATGCTAATCAATATAGTGATTATTATGATTATTATAATGCTCCTAGAATGATGATTTTTAAATGGGAGAAAGGTGGACAACGTGAAGAACCTTATACATTTGAAACTAGAAATCAAAATGCAAAGATAGAAGGGTGGAATCCTAATGATAGACATCCACAGAAAGCATTTAATTATAAGTTAACTGCTAGTTGGGAGATGCAACAAGCATTTCCTTATAATCTAGGATCTACTCAGTTAAATAACCAAGCAGCACGTGCTATGACGTTTACAGTAGGATTCTTCTTTGAGCGTTATAGATTCTATACAGCATCTCAATTCGATGAACCTGGTGTAAGAACACAAATCTCTATTCCTGGAATGGGATCACGAGATGATGATTATTATGATCCTCTCGTTGATGCTCAACAGATATTTGGTTCTGTAGACGCAACACAGAAATCCCTCGGAATATGGTAAAATGAAACAACCACTACATAGATTACCACTCGATGAGTGGTTTGACGATGTACCTCATCCCTACGATAATTGGCCTATGTCAAAAGACGAACCCTTAGATCTTGCACCAAGTTCTGTAGAACCTCAAGATGAAGAAAAAGAAGAAACACCACACGAAACTGCTTATCGTTTAGCAGTTCAAAAACATAGTCCTTGGACTGGTGGAGGTTCCGAGAACTTCCATAAATAATTTTATGAATTGAATTTACAATGCCATTACCTACATTAACTGTACCTAAGTACAAACTGAAACTGCCTTCTGATGGCAGAACTGTCAATTTTAGACCTTTTCTTGTAAAAGAAGAGAAATTGCTACTTTTAGCAACTGAGACAGGTAGTCAAGCAGATATTGTTACTGCTATTAAAAGTATCATTACTGAATGTACTGATATTCATGATATTGATGATCTTCCAACTTTCGATATTGAATATGTCTTTCTTCAAATCCGTACCAAATCTGTTGGTGAGGCTGTTGAAGTTAATGTGACATGCCCTGATGATGGAGAAACGGAAGTAGCTGTTAAAATACCTTTGAATGAAATCAAAGTCAAAAAAGACAAGAAGCATAAGAAGGATATTAAATTGGGTGAAGATATTATCTTAACTATGGGTTATCCTAGTTTAGATACATTTGTTCAAATGAATTTTCAAGATGAAGAACCTACTGTAGATTCTGTTTTTGAAATGGCAGCAGGATGCGTAAAGCAAATTGCTGATGCTGAACAAGTATATGATGCATTGGATACTCCTAAAGAAGAGATGATGGAATTCTTTGAGCAGTTGAGTAGTAAGCAGTTTCAAGAAGTTCAAAATTTCTTTGATACTATGCCTAAACTATCTCATACTGTTAAGGTTACTAATCCTAAAACTAAAGTTGTAAGTGACATAGTTCTAGATGGATTAGCATCTTTTTTCGGATAGCTCTACTCCATCAAAATTTACAAACCTTCTATGAAGTTAATTTTGCACTTATGCACCATCATAAGTGGCCATGTGATTATATTGATAACTTGATTCCCTTTGAAAAAGAGATCTATATGAATCTCTTAATGAATTATCTTAAAGAAGAGAACAGGCGAATGGAGGAGAGCCAGAGGCAACAACAAAAGTAGCATTAACCAATAGTGGCGAATAAGTTTACACATAAGTTTGTAAATGCTGGAGTAAAGGGCAAAATTACACCAGCACTTTTTGCTGCAAGGAAATCTATTACTGCTACTAATAGGATAGGTAATACAATAGCTAGTATTGGTAATGTTGTATGGGATATGAGGCAAATTGCTGTCAAATCGGCAGCAAATAAAGTACTAGCAGAACAGGCACGAAGAAGAGCAGAACAAAGAGAAAGAGACCAAGAAGCTGAAGAAGCAGCAGAACTGGATAAATCGTTACAATCGAAAAAGGCACAGAAACCATCCTCTAAGCAAAAGAGTATTGCAGAAAAGCATTTTGGGTGGTTGAATGGGTTTCTTAGACCTCTAGTAGAATTTTTTGGTTGGTTAATTAAGATTACTGTTATTCAGAATATTCTTAATTGGCTGCAAGATCCAGAGAATACGGGTAAGTTAAAGACATTTTTAAAGAAGTTTACTTTTGTTGTAAAGAAGTTATATGCATTTACATCTTGGATTGTAAAAGATAATATTCTTGATGGACTTGCAGATCTGTTCGGAGCTGGGGGTAAAGACGGTAAGGATTCATTCTGGGATAGAGTAAGAGGATTAGGTAAGCTCATGTTTGGGCTTACCATGATGCGATGGTTGCTCAATCCATTTGCAGCAGTAACTGATATTGTAGGGTTACTTGACTTTATAATGAATTGGCGATTGCCGAAGTTAAGGATAAAAGGATTACAGAGACTTTGGGGTAGACGGATAAAGAAAGGGTTTAATAGGATTCGAGACAGTAAACGTCTGAGAAAGATGGTTCAAACCATCAAGAAGTTTGGCAGACCCATAATGAAACCGATTAGGTTCATTGGGAAGCAGTTTCAGAATTTTAGGAAGGGTTTTAAGGGTGTAACAAAAACAGCAGATATTGCTAAGACGACTAATACGTTATTTCCTCATATAGCAACTGGTGCTAAGAAGGGTGGAAAGGCGTTTGAGGCTGGAAAACAAGTTAAACAAACCCTTAAAAATTTCTTTGGAAAGGGTAGCAAGTTTGGTAATCTATTAAAGAAATTAGATTTTAGGAATTTCCGTGTTCCTAAACCGATGAAGGAAAACGCCTTCGGTAAATGGATGAATAATCGTTGGAAGAAAACGATGGGTGGATTGAGGGATGGTGCAAGTAAAATCAGTAAGTGGGGTAGTAATGGATGGGATTACTTATCCAAACTTCCTAAAAAAGCCACGGAGGCAGTTTCTAATAGGTTCCTTAAACCTATATGGGATAAGATAAAACCTGTTAAGAAATATGCTGATGATTTAATTAAACCGTTTAATAAAGCGGTTAAAAAATCTCCTATTGGTAAACTTGTTAGAGGTGCAGGAGCAAAGAAAGTAGGTGCTTCAAGATTAAAGGATATACCTCTTTTAGGTTCTATTGTCAATTTTTACTTTGCTGTTGATTCTTTTAAGAATGGTGATACTGTTGGTGGTGTATTAGAATCTCTTGCTGGTGCAGCAGAATTAGCTGGTTACATGGTACCAGGTGCTCAACCATTATTGATTGCTGGTGGTGTACTAGATCTATACTTACTTTCTAGGATTCTTCCTGGTGGTATAGGTGAATCTATAATGGAATGGGAGAGAACCAAGGCGGTTCCTGGTATGGCTGGAATGTTTGATAGTGCTCTTTCAGGTACTAAGAGTACTATTCAGGGTGCTAAAGCACAGATAGGTAAAGCATTTTCTGGTATTAATAAATGGATTGGTGCTGAGAAAGAAGCGGATAAAGCAAAACATTTAACAGAAAATCAAAAAGGTGATGGATCTAGTGTAGAAAAAGGTAAGGAAACAGACGATAAGACAACGACGACTAAAAAGAAAAGTGGTGGTTTTTGGTCATGGTTAACTGGTGGAAACAAGAATAAACAATCTGGTTCTTATACTGAAGCACATGGTACTTCTGAATATGGAGATCATGATGATTCTGCTGGTGCAATAGAAAGAGAAGAACATGAATGGGGACCAGATGGTCAACCTAGTGGTGGTAAAAAGAAACCTTGGTGGAAGTTATGGGAGAAAGGTGGTTATCCAGTTAAAGGTGCAGGTGGATCATTCGGAATAGGAGGATTTTTTAAAGGTATTGGAAAGGCAGTTGGTGGGATAGGTAAAGCAATTGGTGGTATAGTTAGTGGTATTGGTGGTGCTATTGGTGGCATCATTAATACAGTAAAGGATGTTTTAGGTGGTCCATTAGGACAAATCTTGATGATGGCATTACCAGTAATGTTCCCTGCTGTTGCTTGGTTAGGACCAGTATTGAAAGGTATTAATGCTGTTATGGCATTGGCAAGTGGTGACCCATTAGGGGCCATAATATCTCTGTCTGGTGCATTTAGCAGTATTAATACTGTTAACGCCATAGCTATGCCTAAATGGATGCAATCCATGAGGTTCAGTAAGTTTGGTAACTTTATGGCAAACTTGAATGGACCAGGTGGATTCTTGAGTAGCAAGATGGGTAAGATTGGTGTAGGGATACTCTCTGGTAACTATGGTGCTGCATTTAATGCTGCTATTGATGGTACATCTTTAGGTGCTAGTTTGGCTAACCTTGGTAATAAAGTTGATGAACTAGGACTCGGAGGTGTCCTTGGAGCCATACCAGGATTAGGACCAACCTTACAGAATATGGGTCTTGGTGATGTTGTTGGAATTTCAAGTCTATTAACAGGTGATTTCTCTGCTGCTGGTTTCATTACTGGTATGGCAGAAAAGCATGGTTATGGTGGACTTGTTAAGGCAGCTCTTGGTATGGTCGGAGGTAACTTTGAACAGGGTATGATAGATCTTGCTAGTGAAATGGGTGTAAGTCCTGAAATGTTTGGTGTCATTGACACATTACAAATGTTAAGGGAGGGTGGCGAATCAGAGAAGCAAAAAATTATGCAGGAGATTGGAAGTATATCTGTTGTTAGTTTCCCTGTTGTTATTCAAAAACTTTTATCAATTCCAACACCAGTTGGTGTTGGGTCAGGTGGTGGTGGATCAGGTGGTGGATCTGGTGGACTCCTAAGTCGATTGGGATTTGGTAAATAAATAGAATGACGAGGTATATTCTCTAATGGCAAGTATCCAGAAGTCATCAAAAATTAATATGTACAAGTTCGTCAATACTGACGATCAAAGTGCATCTGCGGATCCTATTGCCAAAAGTATTAATGTACAGACTCAGGCATTAAACAATATGGGTCGTACCATTAATGGTATTGCTCAAACTGTCGTAACTTTAAAAAATATTGCTCTTCATAGGTTACAGCAAGAAGAGAAACAAGCACGAGAAAAATTTAAACCGAAATATACTAAGCAAAGACAAAATCCATTTAAATCTTTAATGCTTAATATTAAGGCATATAAAGTTAAGGGATTCTTAGAGAGTATGCTTTCATTTATAGGAAGTTTACTTAAAATATTCATTGTTAGACCAATATTAAATTGGTTAGCGAATCCAGAGAATAAACAAAAATTAGTTAAGATATTAGAAGGTACTTGGAAGGTATTAAAAGGTATTACTGAGTTTCTTGGTAGTCAATTTGTTCATGCTATAAATGAGCTCCATGATGTTCTGAGTGGTGAAACTAGTATTTGGAAAAAGGTAACATCATTCACTAAACTTTGGATTAAATTTGCTCTTGGCTTCATGGCCATCAAGTTCTTAAGAAATCCAGTTAAACTCTTAAGATCTGTGGCACATGTTGGCAAGATGCTTGCCATCAAAACAAAATTAGCGAAGGCACAATTAACTAAGAGAAAAAAATTCTTAACTGGGGGTAAATGGGCTAGAGGTAAATGGTTACTTGGTGGTGCTGTTGGTGCAACTGTACTTTGGCAATTTGCTAATTGGGCGTTAGGTAAGAAGGAAGACCAAGAATCTGGTGATGATAGTACTCCTAATTCTGGAGGTACTGGTGATAGAGGTAAAGATAGAGCATTCTCTATACAGGAGTATGGTGAAGATCTTACTAGTTCTATGTACGAGGCATTAGGATTAGAAGATCCTAATAAGAAGGAAGATAAGAAAAAGAATATGTGGAACCCGAAGAATTGGTTCGGGGGTAAAAAGGAGAAAGAGTCTAAGAAGGATGGTGAAAATCCTAATGCATTAGGTGTTCTTGCTGGATTGTATACAGCAAATAATCAGATGAAGGATCTGATTTCAACATTCAAGAGTGAGAGTAAGGAATTTAGCGGTAAGATGAATGATGCTGATGGTGCTGGTAAAGCAGAACTAATGCTTAATCTTGCTGCTACACTTGAATCAGCATTGGGTAGTAAAAACCAAATGTTCAATAAATTGCAGCACCAAACTCAGAGTCTTGTTGAGAGTGCTGAAAAGGTTTCTAATGGTGATAAGACTAGTATTGGTGAATTTTTAAAATGGGCAGGACATGATGTTCAATCTAGAGAAGAAGGTGGTCGTGTTGGTTCTTTTGAAAGGGGTGGAAAGTGGTTAAATGGACCTAATACTGGATACCCTGCACATCATGATGGGCAACCATTAATTGCTCACGGGTTAGAAGGACTGTTTACTAAGCCTGGTAGTAAGGATGGATTTATAGTACCGTTTGATAATGCTGCAACTAGAAAAGATCCAATGTTAACTATGGTAAGGTTAGCACAAGCTAAGAAACTTGGATTTAAAAATGGACCACCAGGATTTGAGGGTGGTGGATTAGGATTAGCTGGTCTTAAGGATAATAAGACATATAGAATATCTCAGGGTAAAGGGTGGTTTGAAAAATCTAAAGTTAAATCTGGAGGAGGTAATTGGTTTAGTAGACTAATGCAAGGTCATAAACTTTCTGGATTTACAGGAAGTCCCTTTGGTGATAGTGGAGTTGGTGGTAACTGGGGAATGGGTGCAAACTTTGGTCAGCAGTATCAAGAACCTGGTTCAGGTGGATTGGGATTGGTACAAAGATTGGTTGCTTCTCATCGTGGAGATGAACTAACTTCAGCATTATTAGCAAGAACAATCTTTAATAGAAAGGCTGCTATTGATAAGACTGGTAATCCCCAAATGTTTAAAGCGAAGAGTGGAAGTTTCCATGATATATTGCATGCACCAGGTCAGTATCCTAATGTAGAAAATGGTAAGATAAAGGGTAAATTCTCTAATTCTGAGTTGAATGCTGCTGGTAAGGCTATGAAGTTAGCAAAAGAAGCACATAAACTTAAAGAACGTTTAGGTGACAGTGGATTAGATCCAGCTAAAACGCAGCAATTACTAACTTCTACCATATTCAAACCTGGTTCTGGTTTAAATAAAGGTGGACTAATGGGATTACTTACTGGTGGTGGAGGTGTTAGATTTGGTAAATATACATTCCAGAATAAACCATCTAATGCTATGAATGCTTTGATGGGTGGAATGAATCCATTAATGGCGAAAGGTATGATGACTATGATTACCAATCTAATCGGAGGAAAGAAAGATGGTGGATTTGGTAAAGATCTTATTATGACACTTGCTAGTGGAATTCTAGGTGGTGGATTTGGAAAAGAGGGAGGTAAAGGTGGTGGAATGATGGATGCTTTATTTGGAATGTTTGGTATGCCTACTCAGAGAGGTGGACAGAAGAAGAAACCAGGTGGTTCGATGTCTGGTGGTTTAGGTCAAGTACTACAGGGTATATTCGGTGGTAAGGGTGGAAAGGATAAGAAAGAAGAGAGGATGGAGTTTAAGAAGAGAGAGAATGAAAGACATAGACAGATAATGAAGTATGAAGCATCACAACAGAAACGTAATATCATGTCTAGATTGCATGACCAAGCTAGTCAAAATGCTAGAGAGATTACATCTTCTGTTAACGCATCTAATAAATCTGCTGCTAGTCAGGCAAGAATGGGTGCAGAAGCTGTTGCGAGATTATCACAACAATCACAACAACAACAAGGAAATGCCTTTATGGGAATCTTTAAGTCAATAGCATCACAACTAAGTTCATCTAAGAAAAAATAATTATGAGTAGCAAGAGAGCTAACACAGCAGAAATCGATTTTAAAATTAGCCTCTGGCGTAATGGTAAGAGGATGGAGAATTCTTCGGGTAAGTATGAACTTGCTGAATTTGTCAAGGGTTTTGAAATTGTAGAATCGGTTGAATCTGCTACTATTGAAGCACGTATTATAGTTGAAGATGCTGCTGGACTTATGGGAGCATTGACTGGATCTGAAGTATTTAAATTAACTATATTTCATTTCACAGGTAATAGGGATTATTGGTTGAGGTGTGTTCATATTGAGGATAGAGTTAGAACAGCACAAACAGCAGATGTTTTTATCGTTAATTGTGTTTCTGATGAGTATATTAAGAATGAAATTAAAAATGTTTTTGGTCATACTGAAAAGATATTTGCTGGTTCTATAGAGGCAGGACAGATTATTAGGAAGTTGGTAAGAGATAAGAAGTACTTAGGAAGTAAGAAACGTCTATTTTTAGAGCAAACTATTAATAAGCAGAGATTGGTTATCCCTAACTGGAGACCGATTGATGTGATTTATTGGGTTGCTGAAAGATCTGTTCGTAAATCTAAGAAGGGTGGAGTATTACAGAATGGATTTAATTTCTGGGAATCTGCTTTAGGATTTCATTTTAAATCAATTGATAAGATGATAGATGATGTCAATGAACAGAAGGAAGAAACGACAGATCATGTAAAAGGTAAACCAGCACTTTATACTTACACATATTCACCCAAAGGTATGAAGGTTGATGCAGGTGAAGACCAATATAAGATTGATAGTGTAATTTTCCCTGAAGAGAGAAGTTATCTTATGGGGTTAAGACATGGTTCATGGTCTGGATATAGTATTGGGTTTGACCCAGTTTCTATAAATCAATCAAGAATTGGTGTTAGTACTGATATGAAAGATAAGGAGTATAACTATACTCTTAAAAAGGTATGGAAAAAAATGTCTCATGTTGGTGGTACAAATTATGTCAATCCTAATACTTTGATGGATAAAGAAATACAAAAAGTTATTGACCAACCAAAGAGAGTTAGATATACTATGATACCTAATCAGTTATTTGATCCAAAATATAAATTGAATCCTCAAAAAAATTATGAAGAGGTTGTTGAACTTCAAGCATACGAATACTTACGGAGAGAGACACTAAAAAATATTAAATTATCTATTACTATTCCAGGTAATTTAGATCTTTATGCTGGACATGGTATACAGGTTAAGTTACCAGGAACCTTCAGATCTGGTACGACAATTCAGAATGATAGGAAGTATAGTGGTAGATATATCATCATGGGTGTACGTCATCATACAGGGGATGGTCTTAAAATGAAGACAGAACTGTTGCTAGGTCGTGATAGTATACTAGGATAATAAATAGTTATTGTTACCTAGTAACGGAGATTAAAATTATGAAAACTATCGAAGAACACATTCAAGCAGATAGAGACATTCTTGACAACCCAACAATTAGTCCTGCAGCTCGTAGGCATGTTGCAGAGGAGTTACATGAGTTAGAAACTTATCGTGAGCACCATATCGAAGAGATTAATGCTGGTGACCATCATGATCCTAATACCATTGAACTATTCTGTGAAATGCATCCTGATGAGCCAGAGTGCCTAGTATATGACGATTAATGAGCAATTTTTTATCATGGTTACTTGGAACTTGGTCTAATAAGCATCAAGCACAGTCAGCTCCTACTTTATACAAATCTGTATCTGTAAGATGGGAGCAAAACGGTGAGTTTATAAATTCGATTCATTGGGGTAGGAGAACACCTCATGATCCATATTTAAAAACTCATAAGAAATTGGTAGAGGTGTCGGATAAAGAAGTTATTTTAGAACATTGGGGTGGAACCTATAGTGGTTTGCAACGCAATGAAGATTGTGATATGGTATTAAAATTTGATGGTGTAGCATGGTTAGGTAAGTTTGATACACAGATGGATGATGTAACAGGTCATGCTGAACTTGGTGTCTATGGACATAAACTTTTTATGAGGGATAGATTTTTGGATTCTAAAGGTAGGATTGTCTGGGGTGCAGATGAAATTTATAAGTACCTGAGAGTTCAATAAATATACATGATAAGACCCTAATAAAAATGAACCAGACAATCGATGGTATAATCAATGAGAATAATATTAACTTTGTAGGGAAAGACGGATTTTTCTGGTGGGTTGGTGAAGTTGAAGATAATGAAGACCCTATGGAATTGGGTAGGGTTAGAGTTCGTGTGCTTGGATACTATACTAATGTTCGTGGTGGTACTACAGCAGATCTAAAGACAGACCATCTTCCTTGGGCAACAGTATTACAACATACATCTCAAGCTGGTAATGATGGGCAAGGAGAATCTTCAGGACAGTTGCAACCTGGTGCAGTTGTTATGGGATTCTTTATGGATGGTGATGATGCACAGATGCCAATAGTAATTGGTGTTATGCGTGTTAATAAAGCTACAGCATCAAGACAGATAAAGGAATTTGCTTTCACTGGTGAAAGTATGAAAGCAAGTAGTACTGGAACTATAAATCCTGCATCAAATAGACCAGGAGATCCCAATGGTATTGGGTCAGATAATTTTAGAAGACCAGGATTACAAAATAATAGTGTATCAACAGTTGCAGCAACTACAACTACAGAGATTGGGGGTAAGGGGTCACCACTTAATGTGGGTATGACTCCAGGTATTAATGGTAGTGCTGGTAATCCTCAAAAACCAAGACAACCTGAGAAACCAATACCTGCTGCTAATGGTGTTGGTGGACCTTGGAAGAGTTTAGATTATACATTATCGTATCTTATAGAAGATCTTGCAGACCAAGCAGGTTTGTTAGTTAAATCGGGTGATGGGCAATATTTAAATGTTATTACTGGAACTCTTGTAACAAATGCAGAACTTACTGCAAAGATACAAAATTTCTTAGGTACTGTATTCACTCAAGTTGTTAGTGCTATGCGTACAGCAACTTCTACTCTTATTGATGATTTGGAGTTGTCTGTTTTATTGAATAAGTCAACTGGAGCACCTTATATAATACAAACTACAGTACAGGCAGAAGTTAGTAAAATATTATCTAGTCTATGTGCTATTGATAATAACCTAACAGATTTTATTAATACACCATTAACTACTGTAACATCTAATTTAGATTCATACTTAGCTAGTCTGATTGATAAACCAACGTTTGTTACTCAGGGTGTTGAAGGTGTTATTAGTATTGTAATATGTAATGTTGAAAAGTTATTGAATAATCTTACTACAGTAGTATCACAAACTGAAGCAGTAGTTGCTGATTACCAAGATGCAAAAGAAGTATTAGATACTTGGAAAGCAGGTAATAAGATATTCTCTGAGAAGACTAATTTATTTACTAAAGACGTTAATACATTAACTGGACTAATAAAGTTATTTGTTGAGTTTTCTGAATCGGGTTGTGTTAGACCACCTAAGAGTGGAGAAGATAATGTTGGTTGGTTCCCTCTATTTGGTGTAACTCATTGTACTCCTGAAGAATTTGCTTCCATAGCAGTACTTAGAGGTGAGACTAGAGGTAAGTGTGGAGAGTCTACTACTATTGCTGGTGGACTATTTGATTCTGTATTCTCTGAAGCAGATCCTTATTTAACTACTGCTAAGACACAAGTTAATGGTTCTTTTGAATTATATGTTGGTACACCTGGTCGTCAGGCAACTATTATTAAGAGAGAGAATGGTACTACACATACTTCAGTAAGTTTGAATAATGCTATGCACCAAGAGTGGATGGCTAAGAGAAAGATTAAAGAAGACTTCCCAGATCTATCAGAGGATGAAGTTAGTATTGCAGCAGCAGAGGCAGTTGCAGCATCAACTAGAACAACGTCTGCACAGACTGCTTGGGTTAGATCTGCTGACAATTTACCAGATGGTGTACAGGGTTTATGGAGTGACTTCTTAAAAACTTATGGTGTTTATCCATCTAATACTTCAGCATTACTAGGAACACATACTGGTACATGGGAAGTAGTTGTTACTGTTGAGGGAACATATACTTTTGATGTTCAAGCGGATAACCAAGGTAGTATTTCATGGGACGGAGTAACTCTAGGTCAGACATCGATGTTCCAATCTCATAATGTAACATCTACATTTACTATAGAGAATGTACAAGCAGGTACACATACTATTAAAGGTAGTATAACCAATGTATATACTGAAAATGCTGGTTCTGGATGGGAAAGAAACCCTGCTGCTATTGCATGGACATTAAAAGATCCTACAGGAACAGTTGTAAAAACATCTCTCGATTCATTCCCAGTTAGATATCACCCTAGTACTGCTGCTAATGGAGATGAGGGTAATTTACTTGCTGACCATATTAGTTGGGCTGGCACTAAAACTGAAGAAGTGCATGGAGATGATGCAAAGGTTATTGATAATGACTACTGTAGAACAGTTCAGGGTGATTATAGATTAAAAGTAACAGGTGATTGTCATATTGAAGTTGGTGGAGGATTCTTCTTCAGTGCTCAAGGTGCTCCAAAATCTGTTAGTAAACATGGACATCCTAAGAATAAGGAAATTCAAAAGCATGTTATTAATTTTGGTTCTGACGTTGATATGAATGTTGCTGGTGCTGCATTTGAAATGCAAGCAGCAAATCTAAGAATGGCAGCAACTAAGACATCTATTACAGGTAAGGAATATGAAAATGCATCAAAACTACAGAAGTATTCTGGTGTAGAGTGTATTATCAGTGCTGATAATTCTATTGAAATGGTTACTACTGCTTTGTATCAGAAGATTAACATTAATAAGAACCCTGCTGCTACCAAGTCTGGTATTAGTACAATATGTCATGGTTCTGTAGATCTTGCTCTTATGCCTGGTGGTTCTACAACTGATAATGTTCCTAGATTTACAGTTGCTAATCCTTCGGGACCAGTTTCTATGCAGTGCGGTTCAACTGGATTTAATTTGAATGTAATGGAAGGTGCTTATAATGTAATGGCACATGATGGACTTATTCGTATGGAGTCTAAGACTGGGCCAGCAACCATTAAGGCAAAGGGTGCTATTGGTATAAATTCAGTTGCAGGTGCCATTTCTCAAACTGCCACCTCTATCTTCCTAAATTAAAGTACCTGTGGTATAATATCGTTATGGATGAACTACGACAACAGCAACTGGTAGATCTCAAGGAAATACTTGAGGATACTATTCAGTATTTCTGTGATGAAAACATGGTATCAGGTGAAACTGCATGGACAATGGTTGGTGCTTTATCTGATGCAAAATTAAACGTGGAGTTTACTAATGACTGACATTCAAGATGTAACTGAAGAAGAGGCATGTAAAAACCTCAAATTTCTTTTGACTATGACTGAAAGAAACCGTACTGTTTGGAGGGTTAAATCTCCAGAAGGTGCAGTTGCTTTAATATCTCCAGTGATTCAATCAGGACCACCTGTTGATGATGAGGTGATAAAACAGGTTGAGGAATTCAAAAAGGAATTTGTTGACAATCCAAACTAAATATCTTATAATCATCTAGTAACTGAGCAGACCAATGCGTCTTAAAAGCCATGAAACTCCTAGAAAGCGAGGACGCAACATCAAATCCCGTCTAGCGTCTGCTCGCTTACGACAATTAAAGAAACGTACAAAACTATTTGTGAAGAAACTTTATAATGAGTAATCTTATAACACTTTTTCCAATGCTGATTCATCAGTTTGATATTCCTGATTTTGATGCAGATGCTATAGAGAAGTATTGTTATGGTGAACAAAGGATAGACCCAGAAGGAAAACAAAAATCTAATAGAGGAGGGTGGCAATCTCAAGATCATTATTCTAGGTTTGATAATATCTTAAGTAGAACTCTTATGAAGGGATTAAATAAATGGTCTGAAGGTGATATCCTTCAGAAAGGAACTCAAATGGAAGTTGGTGCAATGTGGATTAATATAAATGGTACTAACTGTTATAATATGAAACATAATCATCCTAATTCTGATTTGTCTGGAGTATTTTGGGTTAAGGGATCTGGTCCAAATATAGGTTCTTTAGTATTTGATGATTCTAACAACTATTCAAGATTTCAAGAAAGTGTATGTTATAGTGACAACTTTAAAACTTCCAATAATCTATGGGACCAATTTACATTTGAACCTACAATAGGACAATGCCTTATTTTTCCATCATGTCAGGATCATAATGTGGAATCTAATCAAACAGATGAAGAAAGAATATCAGTTTCTTTTAACATGACACTTGACATAGATTTTAATTCTGCTACAATAGGCAAAGCAATTAACAAATAGAGGGAGTACAAAAGATTTCCGATTAGAAGGAACGCCCTCTACCTATATAAACCAGCGTATCAAATGTTACTATGAGAGATCAATTATTAAAAGCAATATCTGCCCATGCTAAAGGTGAGATTGAAAGACACAGAGCAAATGTTGAGGTATATCTTAGCAACCCTGCTGGTATAGGTGAACATTCAGATATAACAGATGCAATTCAAGTAGAAATAGACAAGATCTCTCGTTATCATGACCAGATAGAAGTAATAAATACCTATCTAAGAGATAAGAAGCAAACGTTAAATGAATGACAAGGAAGCAGCAAAGAAATTGATTAGATTAGCTAAAGAACATCCTGATTGGTATTCCAAAAAGGATGTTTTTTATGCCAAAGCAGTAAAGAAAGAACTCAAAAGAGCAAAAAAACTCCGAAAAAAACATCATGGCACTGACACAACAAGTTGAAGATTCTCTTAGAGAAGCACAACTAAATCTGAAGAATGCACTTGCGTATTCTGCTCGTAATGAAGAATCATATATTAGTAAGCATATTGCTGATATGATGATGCAGATAGATAATCTTATTATAGTTGATAGTATTAAAGATCATTTGAGAGTTGAAGATGAGTGAAGTTCCTGAGTATTATCAAGATAATATGCTAGCCTCAACGGTAGCACAATTTCCTAGTGGGACAATGTTCCATGCTTTTTCGACACCGATATACGCAACTAGGATTAAAGATAATCTTGATGAAATTCAAACAGAACTTGGTAGATCTTATAGGAAGACTACTTTTACATATAAAGAAGAGTTTGGGATGACACATCAGTTGTCAGATACTACTTTTTCTGGTAATGTTATAGTTGAACATGGATTGACACTGTTTGAACAGGCAATCCATTTTCATCTTTGTAATTACATGACAGGGATAAAATTTCCTCAAGATGGAGGTAGGAGTAGTAAGACTAAAATAGAGGATGTAAATTATACAATCTCACAATCTTGGTGGTCTAAATTTGGACATAGAGATTATGCTCATGTACATAATCATGGTAATAGTGATGTATCTGGAGTGTACTATTTCAAAGCACCATCTAGTGAAGAGATAGCATCTTTTGACACTCCTTGGGGTACTCAACCAGAAGGAAATATATATTTTAGTTCACCTGCACCTTCTTCAGTAACATCATTTGTTTATGCTCATTATGCATTTAAGCAAAGTATGTTAGCAGAAGTGGGTAAAATGGTATTATTCCCTGCTTACTTAGATCATGGTGTAACAACTAATGAAACAAAAGAAGATAGGGTAAGTTTAGCATTTAACATTAATTTTGATAGAGCATGACTAAAACAACTGACTTAGTGTCTGAGATTGAAGGGTTAACTGTATTACTTGGTGGAACCCTAACAACATCTACTACATATGATAGTACTGGTAGAACATCTAAAAAGATTACTATCGAGTATGATATAAAACAAGAAAAGAAAAATGGTTAGTTTAAAACGAACATTCCATGCATTGAAGGAATGGGATAAAAGATGGGCATTTAAGTTCCAAGGTAAGTTTGGACTATCTAACTATCAAATGTTTTGTGCTTGCTTTGCAAAAGGATTTATTATTGGTGCTATTCTATTATGAAAAATTATACAGAAGATAAAAGAAAACTGAAAGATCTGTTAAGAACTTATGCTTATCGTAAAGGTGAGTTTAAACTTTCTTCAGGTCGTACAAGTGAACACTATATTAATTGCAAACCTGTTATTTTAAGAGGTGATGGATTAACTTTAGCTTCTAATTTATTATTAGAAAAGATACATCTTGCTTCTAATTGTGTAGCTGGACTTACTTTAGGTGCAGATCCATTAGTTAGTGGTGTTGTTATGGCATCTCATAGATTTTGGGATGAGAGTGCATTTAAGTTTGGGGTTCCTGGTGGTATAATAGTTCGTAAGAAACCTAAAGGGCATGGAACTGGAGCATGGTTAGAAGGACCACTTCCACCTCAAGGAAATGTGGTAACAATATTAGAAGATGTTATTACTACTGCAAAGTCTGCTATATTTGCTGCTGAAAAGATTCGTGATGCTGGATATTTTGTAGACCATATAGTTTGTATCGTAGATAGGCAAGAAGAAGGTGAGGCAGATAAAGCATGTAAAGATGCTAATATAAGATTAACAAGTATATTCAAATTAGATGATATTGTTCCTATGTTTGATGACTCTTTTAAATCAAATGACAATGAGCATATGAGTCTTAACATGGCTAAATAGACATGTAGCAAAGGTATGATTATTCGTGGCAACTAAGAAGATATCACAGTTAGAAACAATATCAGACTCCAATCTATCGGGTGAAGCAATTTTACCTGTTGTTGTATCTGACCCATTGATTCCTAACAGGAAAGCAAAAGTAAATCAACTATTTAAAGGTGTAGCACAAGGAACCAAAGCGGAACCTGGTCTTACCTTTGACCTTGATAGAGATACTGGATTGTATCAAAATGCATATGATCAGATAGGTGTTGCATTTGGAGATGGTGGTTTATATTGTACACGACTTGATAATGGTAACAGCAGTACATCATTATATGTAAATGCTGTTGATGATGTTGCTAATAATACTGATATAGTTTTTGCTCCAAAGGGTACTGGTGCTGTTAAAGTAACAGGTCAGTTCTTAATTGAGGATGGTTCTTTTGTATTGGAAGATACTCAAGGTCCGAGAGCAAGATTTGAGGTTGGTAATGTAGGAACTGGTAATAGTATTAGGATATTTACATTTCCAACTATTACTCAGGGTAGTGGTACTACTATAGTTGGTGATGATACTACTCAAACATTAACAAATAAGACTGTTCTTATTGATGAGGATAATTTTGTTCTTGTTGATGGCACAGAGGAAGCAATCTTCCAAATTAATTGGCCAACGACTTCAGGTACTAGGAGATCTTATTTCTTACCTGATGCTGGTGCTGTAACAACAGCAACAGAACCTACTGCTACTTCATCTACTTTACTTGATACTAAAACTGAGCAAACAGTCTTAAGTAAGACTTTGGTTAATCCAAGATTTGTTTCCAATGCAGATGTTGGTACGAGTTATGCTCAATTTTCTACTGGTGGTTTATCAGGTAATAGAACAATCACTATTCCTGACTTAAGTTTAACTTTAGTTGGAACGGATGCTACTCAGGTTTTAACTAACAAGAGTATCGGTGGATTGATACTTCAAGACACCACTGATGTAACTAAGAAACTTAATTTTAATCTTTCTAATCAGAACGCATTAACAAATACAAATTATCAGTTTCCAGCTACATCTCTACTAAATAATTCAGGTAACGTCACTACAACTTTAGTTGTTGAGTTAGCAGCTCAGGATCTAAAGAATAAGACAATTTTCTCTCCTACTATAAGGAGTGTAAATAATAACAACGGTTCTGCTGTTATTGAAGTGGATAACTTGACGGCAAATAGGATAATTAGATTCCCTGATGCTGACGCAACTCTTCTTTCTACGGAAAACGTTACTGTTGATGATGTTAACTTTGGTGCTGGTATTGGTGCAGCAAACTTAACTTCACGAACACGATTACAACAATTCTTTTACGCAGGTTTTTAATTAACAATGGCAGACCAAGGACTTTTAGCACAATCAAAACCAGGAGCAAATACCAACGTGCTTTTGTACGGTGCTGACACTGATAAATCAGCAAGTGCTGTATTAACTATCGCAAATGATGGAACAGGTTCAGCATATAAAGTTGGTATAAAAGACTATGACCAAAAATTAACTGTTGGTTCAGGTGCTCTTCTTCACGAAGGTGATGTAATTACTGGATATAAAGTAACAGTTAATAACGCTATGTCTGATGCTACTGGTTTAGTAGCAGGAAATGAGATAACAAGTGATGACAGTGAAAAGAGTTTCTTCTTTGAATCATTTATAGTACCTGATTATACAGAATATTTTGTTAAAGATATTTTACTTAGAGGAGTTACTACCGAATCAGTAACTGGTACGTTTACTGTTGGTGAAACAATAACTAAAGGTACTGGTAGTGATACAACAACAGCAGTTGTTTACAATGTAACTGGTACTATACTTAGTCTTGGACCTTCAACTATTAATGGATCTGGTGCAGAATTCGCTGATGGTGATTCTATAACTGCTTCTGGTGGTGGTACAGCAACTATATCTACTGGTGGTATTGCAACAGGTGTACAAACTTGGGTTTTCTCTGTTACAACTGCTGGCGGTACTTACAATTCTTACGAAACGGATAATTTACAACTCTTTGGGGATAGGATTTATAGATTTAATGTTGGTGATTCCTCTATGAGTGGTAGAGATTTTAAACTATCACTTGATATTAATGGTGAGTGGGGATTAGATGGTATTGCTGGTAATGTTGATGATGGTACAGAATATACCACTGGTAAGACTACGAGTGGTGCTGAAGGTGATGGTGCTAATGGTTATATTCAATATGACCTTAGTCAAAATACAACATTAACTGGATTGCTTTACTTCTATGATGGAGGTACTGGTACTGCTGGTAATAATATTTACGGTGGTGCTACACGCAATATGAACATATCAACTAATTTTACATACCTTGATATGTTTGTTTATAATGTAAAAGGAACATGGACTAATGGTGCTGATACATTTACCGCAGCAGGTACAACATTTACTGTAACTGCTCAAGATGTTCAACCATATGGATATGTTCGTAGTTATAGTGGAACTGATCTTAAAGTAATTAAGGGTATTAATTCTCCTGATTTTGCTGGTAGTGATACCTTTAGAGATGCACCCAGACAATTAGCTGCAAATAGATCTACTGTTACTGTAAGTTCTGTTGATGTTGCAACTACTGCTCTTGAAGATGCAAGTTATCTTGTTAATGGTGTTGCTAATGGTAACAATGAAGTTGATAGAATAACTTCTATTGTTGTTGGACCAGGTGAGAGATTAATTGTTAATAGTACTACTGCTAATAACTCATTTAGTCTTATTGGATTTGAAGATGCTTCAACAGCATTATCAACTAGAGTATTTGGCGGTGCATAATACTGTCTAATAAATAACCATATAGGAATAGCGTATAAGTAATGTCACTAACTAGGTTAAAGAATATTATTACGTCCCGTACGGGACGTATTATCTACGTCAACCC